TTTTCTTTGTCTCATCTCTGAATCGTATGTTTCGTTTGGATCGTTCGCTGTAAGTTTTCTACCTCTTCCACCAAATCCTGATTCACCTACTACATAATCATCTCCACCACCTTCAGCGTTTGTTTTTTGATTAGTAGCTAGTAATGTTGTGTCTGCTGTGATAGCACTTGGTTCTTCTTTCGAAGGTATTATTTCTGGTACATAATGTAGTTCTACAGCTGTTGGTACAAAATATGTTGTAGAAAAATCTATATTTTTAATTCCATTTTCTGAACTAGTAAATTGTGATCCGGCTTTACCCCAATCTTTAATATCTCTATGAACAATAATGAATTTGTTTGTTGTGTCGTGTTCCATTACGATACCTAAGGCATCAGAAATACCACCTCGTACTTTAGTTCCTACTGCTAAGGCATTGTTTAATGTAGAATATGAAATCTTATGTTGATTATAATGTGGGAATATATCTAATTCTTTATGTACTCTATGTCCTTTCGGAGAAACCTCAGCCATGAGTTGTCTCTTAGTGAAGTCTCTAGTTGTCGGTGTTATCGTTTCACCTATTACATAACCTTGAGCTCCGGCTGGTTCATCTGGTACTGTTGAATATAATATTCCTGATGCTTGATCTCTAACTGTTGAATTTGTTACAGCTAAGAATCTTTCAGTTGTTACAATACCTTCTTCTGTCTCTAATGCGAATCTACCAATACCCAATGTGGTACCAGTAAATGTTTCATTACTTGGTCCTTCATAAGGAGATCCTACTGATTCTATTTCAAAAGTAGCGAATACTGTATCACCACTACCACCGACCATTGATTGTATGATAGTAACTGTTTCTCCAGCTGTATATCCTGTACCTCTATTGGTAATTACAATATTTTGATAAGAAGTATTGTTAGCATTAACTTGAATTGATATCTCAAGACCTGAACCACCTGAAGGTACTTGAGGAGTTACACCTGCGTAAACACCCGCGGCTCCTGTACCCGTCAATGTTAATTGGTTTAATCCTTGAATACCACCTGGTACTGTTCCGTCTTCTTGGATTAGATCAGCTGTGTCTGTTCTTGAACCAATAATTAAGGTTGGTATAAATGATCTCGTTGTCTTTGTTCCATCAAAGGTAGCATTGTAAACATCAGCCTTAGCATCAACTGTATTTCTGATGGATACTTCTCCGAAGAATATTGTTCCTGCTGGAGATAATAATGATTTAACTAAACTTCTGTATTCATTAATACTCTTACCCACTTTAATTAGATATGAGAAATCTTGATATTGTTTACTGTCATGTATTCTTTGTGAAATTACAGAAGGGAAACCTGTATCATTCGTATAGTTTCCGTCAAGTAATGCTGTAGAACCTAACTTACCTCTAGCTGTGGCTGGATTTATTTTGCCAATTACGAAGTTCTTATTGTCACTAGTTGTACAATAATCTCCGTCATTGAATATACCTCTAACATCTTTTAAAACAAGTAAGTTTAAATCACCATTAAAGGTAGATATAGTTGCTGTGGCACCTGTAAGATTAGCTGTGATTGTCGTATTAACTATTACGGTAGCTGACATATCTTTGATAATCGCGTTCTGTTTATAATTACCGATACCACCTTGAACAAAGTCATGACCAGTTACTTGCATCTTTAATTTTTTGATTGAACCGATCTCATCACCATATGCCCATAGCTTAGCCCCACTACCCGCTGTAACTGTATGAGATTGTATTGTACATACCGAATTGGAAGTGCCACCCGTTACTGTACCTGTTGGAACTCCTGATGCATCTGTTGATCTCTTATAAACTAAAATTCTTTTCTTTTCAGTATCGTGATTGGCTACTATAAATGTTTTACTATTTGTTGAAGTTAATACTTCACCTGTCGTAAAGCTTGTGCCCGTAGTCATAGCGTCATAGTAAACATAACCACCCATGAATACTTTCGGCAATGATTGATAATGCATTCCCGGACTTGTTATTTGAATCTTTCTTATAGCACCTGAAGCTTCATTTGAAATGTAGTAATCAGGAATAGCTCCGTTTGATTGTTCTGGTCTGAGTGGACTTTCTAATAGAAGTCCTCTGAATGCTTGATGTATTTCTACCAAGGCATTGTTAGCCGGTGCTGTTGTAATTGTAACTTTAGTTCCGGCTTGATCAGTTGTGAATTCTGTCTCTCTTGTTAATTCTGTTCCGGCTACATATACTTCTACTTTTCTTGGATCGAAACCTAATGTTAATGGACCATCGTTACCTCTACCTTGAAATACTTTATTTGATCCGTCACCTGTATATGTAAATACACCAGGAGTTGTTTCATTTTCTAATTCTATTAATCCGTCTGATACTGATACTCGAGCTTCACCGTTTTGACCACCTGTGCCTGTATTGATGAATACCATCTCATCATTCTCTGTATAACTTGTACCAGCGTCATCTATAATAATGTCTGTTATACCACCACGACCAATCGACCCAATAACATTAAGTGATTGAGAAGCTGTTCCTCCAGCTGGTGAATTATAATTAAATGTTTCTGACTCTGAATACAATGATCCTAATGATGCTTGTTCTGTATACATTCCACCACCCATTGTTCGAGTAGCAGGACCTCCAGGATAATCAGGATAGATATCTGTATTTTCGTGTATCAGTGCGTAATCAGTAACTAGAATATCATTAATATCGTATACCGATTCTTCTGATAATAATATACCAACTCCTGTACCTGTTTCTAATTCAAAAGCTTGAGCTTGATAATATTGACCACCCAACGCATGTTCAAATATTAGGTCATCTCCATCTTCCATTAAGATGTTGTCACCATTATGATCTACAATATAAATTGAGTCAGCTGATTCTAATCTTATAATGTCTTCTAAGTCACCAGCCTGTCCGTCTTCTATACCAACATAAATACTTGATTCAGTTGGATCAATGTCTGTCATTACACCTCGAACAGTCGCGTCAAGGTCTACTCTAAATCCATCTCTGTCTGATAGTACAACATCATCACCAACATTAAATGTTCCGACATATGGTGTAACTAATTCTAATTCGTACGCGTTACCAACATCATTTGTTCCAGACATTCCTGATGAATCGTTGATGTATGCTTTGGCAATAATTCTATTACCTTCAAATTTTTGTATTAAACCTCTCTTATATACTGTCGCGTCTTTCTCAGCATAGAGTCTCATCACCGTTGGTTCTGAGAATTCTGAAACTGAAGGTCTAATTACATTTAAACTTGGGTCGGTTACTTCCGCCTCTAATCCGTATAGTATTCTAAATAAAAATTCGTATGATTCTTTTGTACCTTTTGATAGATACAATTCGTGTATGTGTTTTTGTAGTAATCTTTTATTGGCCAATACATCTCTATCAATGAATGGCATGAAGTCTCGTCTGAAATATTCTAAGAAGTCTCCAGAAGTTTTATCTACATCTGCATATGATAATAAATTGTTAGCTGCCTGTAAAGGACTAGCTTTGAAAGAAGCTACTTTAGCTTCCATAGCAGAAGTCTTACCGACTATAGTTTCATCTATGTCAAATTGAGCTTCTGAAAATTGTTCAATATAAAGGTTTGAACTTGTACCTATAACATCAATTCTTCCTATAGCACCTGTTGTAGAACCTACAACGAATTCATCTTTCTCAAAAGATGTCTTTTGTATACCACCAGAATCAATGTCTATTTCATAATTAAATTTAGCAGAGGTTAAAGAAGACGGAGCATATGTGCCAGACTCTTGTAAGAGATTACCTCTCTCACCAGCTGAATTAAATTCTTCTCCAGCAATTGTCCCGTCTTCTAAACCAATGTAATCAATGTCTGCCGCATCTTTATAGATTAACTGTCCTTTCTCTAAAAACTCAAAATAAGATTTTAAGAAAGAGACAAACCGAGGTCCTTCTTCCTGAAAAAATTCAGGAAGAAGTTCTTCGACTTGATCAGCTATTCTATCGTGAAATATCGGCATAATAGATTACTAAGCTATTGTAGCGCTTCCACCAATCATTACCCAACCAAGTGTTGAATAATACAGAAGAGCACTGTCACCTACTGCATCAAAAGTAATAGTTGTGTAACCAGCTAATGTGGCTGGAGTTACAACAGTTGTTTGACCACTTGAAGCTTCTACTTTTGTGTAAAGAACTTTTAGTTGTCCAGCAATACCATTAGCTAATGTTACTGCGTTGTTACCAGAGTTATCAGTATCAGTTGTAAAAGCTGTTACCATACTGGTTACATCTGCAGCACCAGCACCTGTTAAGGCTTGTTCTGCTTGTGCAAATGCTAGGAAGTTGGGAAGGTATTTTGTTACATTCTCAACTGAGACCTTTTTATTTACTGGAGTTCCAGCTGGATCATCAATAACATGCAACAAATCTGCTGATGCTATTCCTGTGCTTAAATCCGTAAGCGCGGTTATTTTTTTATCTGCCATTTTAGTTTCCTCTTATTAGCATTATTTTAACCCGTTAATTCGGGAATTCTACTCCATGCATATACATGGACCATTATTTAAGAGTAACTTGAGGAGGTAGTATAACCCACTCCAGCACTCGTTTCACCACTAGCTACTGTATCTGCTACGCCCGTAACAGAAATTTCAGAAGCTGTGATATCCAACAATTGGTTCCTAACTGAAATGACATCATTTGAGTCTGGAACTATTGTGAAATCTATTGAATCATCAGTATTTGATGTTGAACTATATGTCAATGTATTAATACTTATTACACCTGTACCATAGTCTACTGTACCAACTGTATTGTCTGCATACACTCTTGTAGCATTGTCTGCATAATATTTCCTTATATTACCTGATCCGTCATCATCAAAGAAATAATTTTTCGTATCTCCAGATTCAAAGAAGCCTGTAGAGGTTATAACACCACCACCAACTTTATTATGATCTGTGTGTGGATTATATAGTTTGTTCCCAAAGTCTAATTTAATTGTTGACTTTGTTCCATCAACTACAACTGAATGATTTTTTCTCAACTTAATAGTTGTTATATTAGATAGTAATGATTGTTCAGCATTATCTATACTAGATGTTAATTGTGAATGTCTGAATAGTGTATCAAACCCAGCTAGATTATTTTTATCGTAAGATAATATTGCTGCCTTGACTAATGTCGCTAAAGCTGAGTTAGTCTGAGAAGTTTTTGTAGGATCATATTTGAAACTTGTAGATATTAATATTTGTAATATTTCTGAGTCTATAACCTCTGGTCTAACTGTTAGAACACTAAGATCACTTAATGAAGTTTTTAATGATGACTTCTCCGCTGTTGTTAAATTGTTTGAATATTGAGATGGTTTGATTGATACAAATACTTTACCATACTGAACTGGACTAGCGTCTTCACCACCCCAAACAGCTATTGAGTCTGCACCCGGATATAAGTCTTGTAGTTTGGCTTTATAGTCTGCTACTGTCACTAACCTGTTTTGAGAAGTATAGAATTTAGAAGCTGAGAATTTAATTTGATCTGTAGTCTCGATATCTTTACCACCTGAAGCACTGATTGTATTTGTGAATGTTACACTTGAATTACCATTAATTGATGTAGCCATGGAGAAGACAGAAGCTCCGGTCGCGTGATCAGTATCAGTCACAAGATACGATATAGTAATACGATCTCCGTCTTTAGGGCCCGCTCCGATAATACCATCTCCGAAATATACTTCAAACAATCCTTCGTCATTTTCCTGGAGATACCATACATTTGAAGAAGATGTGATACTAGTTAAATCTCCAGCTCGAGTCCAAGCTGTTACAACATTATTAGATGTTATATTAATAGAAATAGTTGAAGTATCTATATTACTATTTAACATTGGAAATCTTTGGTTAGATACTTGACCATCAAACATATAGATATCAGTAGTCAATCTACCTTGATATACATCTAACTCAATAAACTTAAAGGCTCCCTCTGTAGGTGTGATTGTTTTATTATCTAATGATATAAATGTATATGATGTTCCGTCATATACTGTTGTGAATTCATGACCTCTACCTATGGTTAAGTTAGAAGGTGTAACCCCACCAATTGTTGGACTAGTTACTGTCAAATCAAAAGTAGCTTTAGCTGCTGTTCGTGAAGAAGGTGTGTACCCTAATTCTTTAGCTCTTGATACAACATTCTTTCTAATCTGTGCTGTGTCTAAGAACATCTCTGATGCTACCATGTTAGCATTAAAGGCTGATGTATGAGCAGCGTATGCTAAGAGGTCTGTTAGTATAGATAGATTAGATCCTTCGAAATTATAATCTTTTAACGTATCTTGTCCTTTAAGATATTCTTTAAGACTAGTTGACACATCTTCGTAGTCTAAGTCTGTTATGTTAATATTTGAACTTTTTATTGTTGCCATTGTTATTTCCTATTATCGTACTCTCTGTAATACTAAATCTAATTCTTGTGGACTCGGATCATTATGAATAGTGAACATCATTGTTACATTAAGATCGTTACCAACATCTGATACTAGTATCTCTGTTATTTTGGCTCTTGGTTCAAAACTACTGATTAGAGCTTTAATGTTATCTTTCAACACAATATTATCTTGTGTTGTTAATTCAAACAACATACCTCTAAGATTTAGTCCCAAACTTGGTTTGAACGGTCTTTCATATAGGTTTGTAGATATTAAATTTCTTACTGATCTCTTGATAGCTAGAATATCTGATTTGACTATAGTATCTCCTGTTTGAGGATGCAATGTCATATTGATATCGATATCAGTAAACCACCTTCGAGATACTCTACTTGATTTATTTTTACTATTAAATTGAGCCATACTACTATTTATGTCTTTTAATCAAATGGATTTAACCAGTCTAAGAATCGTTCTACTAAACTTTCAACTGGACCTTCTGTTTCACCTTCATCATCTTCAGCTAGACCTGTATATTTGTGTTTGTGAGTAGCTAATGTAGCACCCGTATCTGTAATCTCACCTTGAGCGTCTATGTCTTTAGCTGCTGTAACATTTTCTGTTACATGAAGTTTACCTGTTATTGTTGTATCAGATATTATCTCTGTTGTGTTATTACCTGTAATAGTTATCTTACCTTGAGATAGAAGATCAGAAGTACCTACAATAGTACCATCAAAATTACCACCGATTGTACTTTCACAATTTCCTGCAACTACACTTTTACTATCTCCACCTACTGTTGTTTCTGTATTTCCTGTAACATTCATATAAGCGTTACCTTCTATATTAACAACTACATCTCCTGTAATATTAACAAAATCATTTCCAACAACAACTGAGTATTTGTCTCTAACAACTTTCTCTACATAATCTCCCTTGTTGGCGATTTCAATTCTTGTACCCGATCTATGATAAAGATGTATTCTTTCAAAGTCTGGAGTATCATCTAATTCAATTATATGACCTGATTCTGTTTCATGTACATGATTGAATGGATATGTGGGATTTATATATGTTGTGTCATCTCTCGGACCAACTATATTATTCATACCTTCTGTTTCGCCTGTCTCCGATCTTGTACCTTCTTCAGCCCCACCTTCTCCCATTAATAGAGTTTCATCATCTATAGTTATCTTCGGATATGATACATCTCCTCTAGCTAACAGATTAACATCAGAAGTTTTGAGATATAACTTTTTAGGATATATTTCACCTGTTGTCTCTCCATCTCGTCTAGGAGATTTATCTAATGCTAAATCCAATCCGTAAGTTCTATTAATATGTTTAGGTGATTCTCCATCAGGTGTACCTTTAAAAGAATCTTTTGTATCTACTCGAGGATCATTGAATCCGTCTTCTGTTGATCTTACTATCTGTTGAAAATTTCTTGTACCCTCATCATCAACACTCTCATCTATTCTATAGTATTCTTGTGGTATACCAATGAATGATCCTATGACTACAGGATCTTGCATGTTTAAGTTATCTCGATAAAACCCCATGACAGTAGAACCTTCTACAAGACCATGTGTTGTTGTACCAAGTCCTGATAAAGATGGTGATGTTGTCGGCATCATGACTTCTGCCCATGGGAGATCAGGTGTAGCGATCAGTTGTTTATCGTGTGAATGTGCACCGTAAATTCTGACCCTAACTCTATTTAAAAATAATGGATCATTTCTATCTTCGATTACACCT